AGATGTAGCCTCAAGTGGCTCGATAAAGTTTGCTGATAGACCTACTGCAACACAATTTTTTACCCATGGCTCTTCAAAGTACCCAGCGGAGAATTTAAATCCTCCTTTATCTTTTCTTGGATACGTTGGCACATACCCTAAAAAATTTTCTATCTCTTCTACTGCTTGTTCTTCAGATATTAAAGAAGAGTCGTAAACGTACCCACACCCAAATCTATTTTGCAAAGGTATCTTCCACATCCAACCATACTTCATGGCTATTGCTTCTGTGTACGGAGGAATATCATCTGTTACGTCAATAAAAAATGGAACAGCAGAATCTGATGGAAGGAAGTCGCTGTAGCTTTTCCACTTTGAATTAAATGTTTTTCCAATAATTAACCTGTGAAATCCACTACAGTCAAATACAAAATCACAATCTATCACTCCAACATTTTCTAAATCTAAAGACTTAATATTTCCTTGATCATCCAACAAAACTTCTTTTATTATGCCATCAATTACATTGATGCCTCGCTCTTGGCCAATCTCTTTCAATCTGTTTGCGAGTTTAGACGCATTAAAGTGAATTGAAGTATTTGATATATTATCGTAAGATAATATTGGATCGTTTTCATTGTAAGATTTAAATACAAATGGAACTTTGTTTTCTTCTGAAATTTTTTCCGTAAAGTCCACCTGTTTTAATCCATTGTTTAACAGTAGACTCATTGTTAAAAGTGTGCTATTTGCTACAAATGGAGATTTAGAAAAGTTAGGGCCTAAAGACATGTCTTTTGCTGGAAATCCATGATAGAAGAAGTCCCCATCATTATTCCAATTTGTAAACTTAATACCATTCTTTATTGTTGCATCACAATTTTTTACCAAGTCAGATATTGGTATTCCAAGGTATTCAAATAAGGTATTTAGGTGTGGTGTGGATCCCTCTCCAGCTCCCAGTATACCTATCTCTTTAGATTCTATAACAGTAATGTTTAAATTAGGTTGAGATCTTTTTGCCATAAGTGCAGTAAGCCAGCCTGCTGTTCCGCCGCCAACAACTACTACTGTTTTTGGCACTATTTTCTTCCCCATTGTATGTAGTTCCATCCACGCTCATGTGCGTAGTAAATAAATACTTTAACTACCGTTTCCCAAAATGCAATTGCACCTGAAAGAGTAGCGTCTCCTGTAATTACATACGCCACCACAAACGAAGATAGTGTTCCCCATATACGATAACTAAGCGCTTTTGCAAATGATCTAGCCTTGGTTACTTTCATCAGATCCACCCCACTTTTTGTCAACAAAATGGACAGCAATAGCGGCAACTATAAGTGAAACAACAACTGCAATAGCATTCTCTAACATTTAAAGTCCCATCTCTTTACGCTTTTGTGTGGCAGAAATAGCATGAATATCTGCACCTAAATCCACTTGTTCAATCTTATATCCCACATCTCTACCATAAACAATGTTAGTAATGTTAGGCAGCCTTAATACTAATGCGCCATCCATAAATTCATCCTTAGCAATATATTCTTTTACCTGATCAAACTTAAGTGGATCTTTCTCGCTTGTGTTGTATGTATTACGTACTCCAAGTAGTACCTGATCTGTTCTCTTACCCGCCTCTTTATAAAGAGCGTGATGTCCTTCATGCCATGGTTGGTATCGGCCAAGCATCAGTGTCGTTGGAGCTGACCAATCATGCAAGCCAAACTTTTCAATAATGTGTGAGGCCTTTGCATCTGCATTAAGGTTATGGCTAATAAAGGACACATCAAAATTATCTGGTCTCTCAAACATTTTATTAGTGTCTTCAAAGCGTCCTTCTGCTAAAGTGTCCATAAATACAAGAACGTCTGGCTTACCAAATGCTGCACGAGTTATTTCAGTTGGGCATACGAAATCAACAATGACGGGAGCAACACCCTGCTTAGCAATTAAACGAGCCATCTCACCCATTCGCCTTGCCTGCTCTATTCTGTCTTCTGGAGTAAAGCTTAAGTCAGAGTTTACTGTTGCACGTACTTCATCTGCATTAAGATGAATAGCATTTATGCGTTCCTTTAGTGCTTTGGCTAATTCAGTTTTCCCTGAGCCTGGAAGGCCGATAATCTGTATAATCATTTATTTCCCTAACCCTTTGCGATAGATACCAATTGTATCATATCAAATTAAAATAACAATATCGTTTAAACTCTGTTTATAGACTCTAAATTAGACATTGATGAAACCTCAATATATGTTGAGTTTTTTCTAAACTCCATTAAATTTTCTGATCCAGAATAAGACAAAGCACTCTTTACATTATTTATTAACATATTTAATGAGTACTCTATTGATCCTTTAGATGAAACAAAGCCTGATACGCCCTCAACATATAAATTTGTTAAGTCTTTTGTAAGCTCCTCGTTATTATCTTTTTGAACTTCTAATGATGCAGAGCCTCTAAATACATGTCTGCCATTTTTGTCTGTCTCACACTCATCGTGCCCAGAAAAAAATGATCCCATCATTACAGCCGAAGCTCCAGCAGCTAAAGCCTTTGCTACATCTCCGTTGTTTTTAATTCCACCATCTGATATTATTCCATTTACTTCAGAAGAATCAATATTTTCATAGCAATCCATAACTGATGATAAAACTGGAACTCCAAACCCTGTGACCATTCTAGTTGTACACGCAGCGCCTCCGCCAATTCCAACTCTTACTGAGTCTGCGCCAGCATCCATCAGGTCTTTATAAGCTTCATAAGAAGAAACATTGCCACACATAATATGTACATCAGATCCCACTAACAATCTAAGATCTTTTACTGCGTCAACAACAATCTTCAAATGTCCTAAAGCTACTTCTAAGAGCAAAACTTTTATTCCAAGCTTGCTTAAAAGATCCATGCAGCTTTTATCTTTTGATTCTTCAATAGATATGGCAAATCCAAGACGACTTCTATCAACTTCGGGCAATATTAACTTTAGTCTTTCTATTCTTTCTCCAAAATTAGCATACCTAGGAAGTATAGCAAGACCACCAAAAGATATAACCTTTTCTATCATAGAGTTACTTGTAATGAAATCCATAGGTGCCATAATAACTGGATTTCTTAAATTAATAAAAGCCTCTGGCCTAATTGGATTTCCAATTATTGTCTCTAGATTTATATTACCCCTAGATACTATGTTAGATTTTTTAGGGACAAGTAGTATGTCATCAAAGCATATTGACTTAGTGTTTGTATCTTTTTGCATTCTTTCCCCTTTTATTTAATAGTGTCCCCAGATGGTATCGAACCATCGACCCGCAGATTAAAAGTCTGCTGCTCTACCAGCTGAGCTATAGGAACGCTGCCCCACCTGGCCTCGATCCAGGGACATCCGAATTAACAGTTCGGCGCTCTACCAACTGAGCTATGGGGCACAGGTAATTATTTTACCCTAGGCCGTGTTTATTTCTTTTTATTAAAAGAAAAAACTTTTTCCTTTACATTTTGAGACGCCTGCTTAAACCCATAAACATATGAGCCGATCATTAAACCAACAATTGCTGTTGAATGTGCTAAATAAAACATTGCACTTCTCATTACTTTTTCTCCTTAATAAATAAATCAGCATTCATGACCTTTGTCCATGCTGAAACAAAATCATTTACAAACTTTTCTTTAGCATCATCTGATGCATATACTTCTGCAATCGCTCTAAGTTCTGAGTTAGATGCAAGAATTAGATCAATCCTAGGAATATTTACAGCCTGTTCTGCATTTGTAAATGAAAGCAACTGAACCAAATAGCTATTGTCTAGCTTTCCATGACTCAACATTCTCATTCCAGATAGCAACAAAACAGTCTCTACTGGTGTTAATCCTAGCAGGCTAGCTTTTTCTACCAACAGAACTTCTTCAGGAACAGTTATTTCTGAATTAATGTAGTTTCTGAATGCATCAAATTGCGGCTCAAGAACTGCAAATGATTCGACATCTGTTTGCTCTTGAGTTGCATCTCCGCGACCAAATCTGATTGATGGCTCTACCCCTAAACCAGAATTAAGAGCAGCAGATTGAACTCCAACATATCCAGCAAACACAATAAGATCTGCTAGAGATATATTAAACTCATTCTTAATTGTATTTAAAACACTTACTACTCTATTTATTGAATCATGGTCATTAACTTTCCATGTATTCTGTGGCGCTAAAACTAATCTAGCTCCATTAGCACCTCCACGCTTGTCTGTTTTACGGAATGTTGATGCAGAAGCCCACGCAGTGTTTACTAAATCAGAAACAGATAATCCAGAAGATAGTATTCTTTCTTTAATTACATTTACATCTTCTTCTGTTAAATTTTCTTTGGTAACATTGCCAACTGGATCTTGCCAAATAAGCTCTTCTGCTGGAACTTCTTTACCAAGGTACCTTCCGATTGGGCCCATGTCTCGGTGGGTTAGCTTAAACCATGCACGAGCAAATTTATCTGAGAAATAATCAAAGTCTTCAAGGAATCTTCGTGAAATCTTTTCGTACTCTGGATCAAATCTTAACGCAAGGTCTGCAGTTGTCATGACTGGGGCATGAAACTTTCCATCGATATGTGCATCTGGTACTAATCTAGCAGCAGACTCATCTGTTGGAATCCATTGAGTTGCACCAGCAGGTGATTTTACTTGTGTCCAATCATACTTAAACAATAGATTAAGGTATGAGTTATCCCACCTTGTTGGAGTTGCAGTCCATGCACCCTCAATACCACTTGTGATTGTGTCTTCTGCATTGCCCTTTCCAAATGAATTCTTCCATCCAAAACCTAGGTCTTCCATTGGAGCAGCTTCTGGGTTTGGGCCAACATGTGAAGGATCTCCAGCGCCATGTGCCTTTCCAAATGCGTGTCCACCTGCAATAAGTGCTACTGTCTCTTCATCGTTCATTGCCATGCGAGCAAACGTTTCACGAATGTCTCGTGCAGAAAGAAGTGGATCTGGATTTCCATTAGGTCCTTCTGGGTTTACATAAATCAAACCCATTTGTACTGCAGCGAGAGGATTTTCTAACTCACGGTCTCCGCTATAACGGTTATCTGCAAGCCATTCTTTTTCTGTACCCCAGTATGTATCATCAGACTCCCATACATCTTCACGACCACCACCGAAACCAAATGTATTAAAGCCCATGTTTTCAAGTGCAACGTTACCTGCAAGAATCATTAAGTCTGCCCATGAAATTTTCTTTCCGTACTTTTGCTTAATTGGCCATAACAAACGACGTGCTTTATCTAGATTGCCGTTATCTGGCCATGAGTTTTGTGGTGCAAATCTGTGTAGCCCTTCACCTGCGCCACCACGACCATCAGATACTCTATATGTTCCAGCACTGTGCCAAGCCATACGAATAAAGAATGGACCATAGTTACCATAGTCTGCAGGCCACCAGTCCTGAGAGGTAGTTAAAAGATTATTGATATCATCTTTAACTGAATCAAGGTCTAGGGAACTAAATTCTTTAGCATAATCAAACCCATCTGACATTGGGTCAGATTTTTCTGAATTCTTTCTTAAAGGTGACAGGTCCAGTTGGTTTGGCCACCAATCCTTGTTTGTTCTAGCTTTATCAGTATGTGCTTGCCCAGTTACTGGACACTTTGCTTCGCTCATTTTTTTTCTCCTATTTTATAAGTGATGATATTTCATATCGCACCCCTGGCTGGATTCGAACCAGCGGCCAACAGATTAGAAGTCTGTTGCTCTTCCTCTGAGCTACAGAGGTATAAACAAATTATACTATTAAAGATCAAAATCTTCAATAGTGTCTAAAGGTATGATACCTTTACTTTTAGCAATTTCATATCCTTCTAATGTAAAATTAAATGTTGCATTTAATTCTTCATCATATTCAACCTGCATTAAATCATTATCTAATAAATCTAATAGTTCTGCATCAATATATTGCTCGTGTGCTTCCCATAACTCTGGAGCTAAATCCCTAGTAGTATTCTCATTTAACTCAAATATGGCTTCGCCATCTTCAGTAAACCCAGCAATCCTTATTGCGCCTATGTCGATATAATGTTGAATCCTATTCATCATTTCTTCTTCGTCAAAATCATTAAACATGTTACCCCCTGTGCAACAAGTAGGACTTGAACCTACGATTACCGAATTATGAGTTCGGGGCTTTAACCAACTAAGCTATTGTTGCTTAGTTGAATTATAGTATTTTATTATTGTTTTTGTCAATAGACTGCTCAACGATTTGCTGAACATACTCAGAAAAATGTTTTCTTATACTTCCTGGTGGTCTTTTACCTATATCCGCCCATACTCTTTTGTATTCATGTATGTTGTCAAATGTAGTTGGGCAAACCATAGTGCCCTCGTAATCCTTCAGTCTTGTAGGAAGAGGCACATGCTTACTGCAGCACTTACATTCTCTAGCCTTTTCTTGATATATACTCATACTATTTCCATTCCACTTAGTGCATCAGAAAGATCTTTTGGCATTGCTGATGGTGCTTTGATTAAATTAGGTGACTCTGCAGATACTGATTCTCTATACTGTTTTCTTACAGATGAATAATCATGTACTTCTATATCTCCAAATGCCGTCCTTGTCATACTAATAGAATTATATATTGAACCGCATACAGCATCAGCTAAGTCTTTAGATCCCTTTCTTGGGTGATCTACCTTATCCCTCATAATTCTTAACTCTAGCAATTCATCAACTAAAAGCGGTATGTGTGGACCGTTTAATCTTTCTTCCATTACAACCATAGCCATATCATCATAGTGTTTTTTAGCTACTGATAAAGTTTCTGTACTTATTCCATACTGCCTTAGCTGCTGCATCATGTCGTGGGAGTTCCACCTATCGAATGTACACAGCCTGATGTTAAATCCCCTGGATCTAAGAGAAAGAATATAATCTCTAACTTCAGTAAAGTCTACAGACTTATCTGAAGTTGGCGTCCAATACATAACAGCATCAACCTTTACTATTGGAGCTGGTTGAGAGTAAGTGTCGGTTACCTTTACGCTAACCCATTTTTCAACATGAGCCATTGAGACAGCGCAATGGTCATGCTTTTGGGCTAAGTCGACATGTATAAAATATTCTTTATCTTCTTGAGGAACAAACCACTCTTCAAATCTACCGAAGCCATCGACAGCTATTGATAGATCATTAAAAGCCATTTCAATCTTTTCACGTGACTTAAAAAAAGCATCAATAGCTTCTGGTGGCATACATGCAAATCTTCCTAGTGCATCTGTAACATCTCTATAAAAAGCAATCTTAAAATCTTCAATGCTTCTGGTTGGATTTACTTCCCATGTAGGTCTACGAATTGCATAAACTTTAGGATACTTATATGAAATAATTTGATCTTCATCCCAGAATATCTCAAACTCGTTTCCTACAGTATTGTCTGGAAGGTTTGGATCTAACTTAAACTTATGAGATCTAGATATGATTTCTTTTTCAGAAATAATATTATCGTATCTTTGCTGTATATAATCATTCTTAAATCTTGGGAACGATAGAAGAATTACTTTACCGTAGTCTGGAAAACGAGAGTCTACAGATGCCCTGTACATGTCATATATTCCGCTAGCTGTCTTTGCCTGATCGTGTCCGCTTGTACTGTCTAAGGCAAAACCAGAAATTTCATCGAGCACTGCAACCAAAACGTTGTACCCTTCAAAAGCTTCTCTTTCTGAGTGACCAGAGTACACGGTTACATTTTTATCAAACTTAATTTCAGAAGCTTTTTCAAAATACTTTCCAGCAAACCAAGGTGAGTGTGTTACTCTATTTTTAAACCCCTTAAAGAAAACGTTGTTTGCCTGCTGAGCGTTAATAGCAATATTGATAATATCTATAGAGTCTCCAGGCGGCTTGCCGTAGTAAGATGCTGGGTCTTTCAAGCACAATAGCAAATAAACTATATACGCAACAGATATGGTAGAGCAGTAATCTTTACCGCTACCCTTGCCTAACTGTGCTACAACTTCATTACAGGTTTGTCTGTATCTTAAAGACCCTTCGCTTTCACCAAAAAGTTTTATTAAAGTTGACTCTTTATATATCTGAGATGATTTTTCTATCAGAGTATATTGATGGTCAGATAATTCTGGCAACCCTAAATAGTTTTTGTCTGTTACAAAAGTTTTTAGGTCGACTGGCCTTTCATCAAACTCTTCACCATCCAATATGTCGATGAGGTCATTAAAATCAAACTCCACTGACTTCCTCAATTATCTCTATTGGCTCAACGATTCCAGTTATTTGAGATAAGCGTTTAGCTACTTCCATCTTGCACTTTGGACATGACGCAGTTACCTCTTTTAATATCTTTACCAGAACTTCTTGTTTTCTTTCTGACTCTGCTATTTGTCCAGCAAGTTCTGCATTATCAAGCAAGCCTACTTCCTGAAGCATTCCAATTCTTTTTCCTTCAATGTCAGCAATTAGTTTTAAGGCTCCAGATTTAACATTGAGCTGTCCAGCCTGATCTGCATCCTCAACTGTTTTCCATGCTTCTTTAATTAGCATGGCATAGTGTTGGTCAGCTCCAGAGATAGCCTCTTTAGCACGTTCACGGGCTGACGTGTCATTGTGGACCACATTCTTCCACTCATCTATAAGCTCAACAACCTCTGCCCTCTTAAACCCAGTTAGTGTTGCAATCTGGGTAGGGTTATTTCCTCTAAGTAGTTCTTCAACTACTTTATTCATGCGATCAAAATGATCTGCTAGTTCAATTTCCATATGACTTCATTATACTTCTAGTCGACTGAAATAGCAAATTCCTTAGCAACCTTTAATAATATAAGGTACCCAATAAGATCATCAATATCATTATCCCCTGGATATTCTTCACCCTTAATTAATCTATTTAGCTTATCATCAATACGGACATATAGCTGCTCTTTTGGTCCCGCCTTTGAAAATATTCTAACTGGCTCTAATGCAGAATTACCATAGGCAATATTCTTTTTGATTAACATATGAGCAATCTCAAGGCAGGTTGCCAATATCTCTTTCCCAGCTTCTGTGCCTACTGTAAGCAAATATAGATCATCGTATCTAAATTCTTTTGAGTCTTCAAAAACTGGTGTTAGGGTCATTTAATTAAACCTTTTTCTTTTAGAGCTCTATATATGGTCATAACAGTTACGCCACATTCGCTAGCAATTTCTTCCATACTTTTTCTTTGGATAACATATCTTCTATGTAGCCAGTCTTTATTCTTGTACAATTTCACCTCTTAGTCAACACTTCATTAGCATAATACGCAATGCCAAAACTATCAGCGACATCAAAATCTTCTAGGTTTAAATCATATTTTTTATTAAAGTAATCTGCCGTTCTCTGCTTTCTCATGTTACGTAATTTGTTTTTGTACCACGAGTCTGCGTATCCTGGATTCAATATTCTAATTGCATCTTTTTCATCTTTAGTTGGGTTTTTATTTCCAATGTGGGACTGCCATGCGGAAGGACTTATTGTAATAACTTTAGCTCCAGTTGACATTAACTCAGCAATTACAACTCCATACACATAAGATAATTTTATCACAGCATCTGGTGATCTGACAAGTACTGCTCCCTCAACTGCTATGTAGTCTGACTTAAGCTCATCGAGCATAATAGCGGTCTTAACTTTAGCGTCATATATCTTTTCATATATGTCATTGCCAAGTATGTTTATCTTTCCCCACTTCAATGGCTTGTTGTTTTCTAGCAAGCAAAAAGCGACTGAAGATGTTGATGCATCTATTCCTAAAACCCTGTTGGCTTTTGTTTTAGCTAATTTGGCCAGAGTCATTTAACATCCTTAATATCTTCTCTTTATCTGAATTAGAAATACTTTTCTCACACTTTGCACATATTGTTGAAGAGTTGTACCTACTTAAACTAGATTTACACTTCTTGCAATACCTTTTTTGTCCAGAACGAATAGCTTTTTTTTCATAGTATTTTTCCATGATTTTTTTGTTTGTTGCAACCCTGCAACATTCATCTGAACAATACTTTTGGTTGTGAGTTTTTGGAGTAAACTCTTTATCGTTAAGACAGTCTGAGTTTGCACATATCATAAAGAAGGCACCTTAAATCTTTCAATCTGTACCGTTCCAGTAGGAGTTTCTTTAGAGTAGCACTGCTTTTTAATTGGGCAGTAAGTGCATGGCATCTTAGTTTTTGTGGCTCCTTCTGGCTTCATAGGAAGGTCGCCATCTTTAAAGTTGTCCCATACCTCTCTCATCCAAAGAAATGTGTCCTCAATAATCTTTTTATTCTTATCATTCATAACTACTGGAATAATTAGTATCTCCTGAGTATTCTTATTTTCGTATAAAAAGAAACCCTCTTTTGCATCCTTTAGTTTCATATAAGTTAAAAGCTGCAGGAGATGGTTTGCAGACGGACTCATTTCTGCCTGCCTTGCATCCCAAACTTCTTGCTTAGCAGTTTTAATTTCACCAATGACAGTCTCACCATCGTACTCCATAATAAGATCAATGAAGCCACGAATAGGCGGATACTCATTAATAATTTCTTCTTCTTCTGCAACCCACTGAGGCATTGTCTTTATTAGATTCTGAAGTCTTTCGTGGGCCTGGGTTCCTTGTGCCATGTTGGCAACCGCAACTGCATCGTTATTGTCAATAAATACTGCACCTGAAAATGCCATGTACCAGTACCTTGGGCAGGTTCCGTGTCCATATCCAAGAGAGCTTGGGCTAAATGATTTCTTTGTCATTTCTCCGTCAGCCCTCTTGGTGTTTTTGTAGGACTCATCAAGCAGTTCAGCAAATGCTTCTGGATCAAAGAACTTTCCAGTATGCTTTTTAAACTTTAAGTTCTTTACTATATTTCTTCCCATTACAAATTATACCTAACGACATACTTAAGTGCATCTACAAGTTTGTCTATGGACTCCTTTGCTGAGTAATATATATTTTTCTTATTATTGTTCATGGTTCCAGCTTTATCTTTTGCTATTGTTGAATAGTAAGATGCCATCATGGCAAACTTAGTTGACATGGCCTGAAGCTCAATAATAAGTTGAGGAGCTTTTGCAGCAGGAACATCTGGATTTAACAACAGTTTAACTATGACAGCTAAAGCTCTGTCCAGTTGAGCATCATTCATATACTCATGAAGATCGTTAAATTCAGTTATAGAGTTAATTAACTCTAATGTATTTTTATCCTCTGTCATTTTTAATCTTTTTATCCCACTTATCCATCAATAACCCAACGCCATACCCAGCAACAAAGCCAAATAAGCATCCATAAATAAAGTATACCACTAGAATGGAACCTCAGCGTATGTCTTGTATGAAGGGAAATCGTTATCGCCTGAAGGCTTATCCTTAGACAATGAGTATGCTGTTACAGAAATTGAATCTGCATTGATTTCATAAGAGCTTCTCTTAATTCCATCTTTATCTGTCCAATTTTCTTCATAGATCTTTCCAACAATAATAACTTCCATACCCTTTTTAATTACAGACTTTGATTGTCCTGCAAGTGTACGCCAAGCTTTTACTGTCCACCAAGAAGTGTTTTTGTCTTCCCACTCTCCAGTAGTTTCATTCTTAACACGATCATTAGTTGCAACTCTAAACCTAAGACCATTTGATCCAACAGGTTCTGGTTCACTACCAACTCGCCCAACGATTGTAATAATCGGATTAGCCATTTTTATTTTCCTCCCAAAATGTGATCAGCTCTTCTAGTACTGACCACTCTATGATTCCAAGACGGACCTTGGAATCCCCACCAATAATAATTTTAAGGGCTGGATGCATGTCCCTGCTAACCTTAAAAGTATCTGTACAGATTTTAGCCCATACATCTTTATTTAAATTAAATGAAGCTTTAGATTCTTTGTAGTCTACTACAAAATTTTTCCACTTAGCGTCACCCTTTTGATATTCTCCACGGCCACTATTCTTTTGTGCTTTAGCGCCATCTCTTTTTACTTCTGCTCTTTCTGACATCAGTTAAGCTTATGCTTTGTCTCATGACCAGATGGACATTTCCAGTACATTTCTAAAGTAACCTGATTAAAACTATAGTATGGAGCAGAAAGATCACACTTACTACATGGCCTCTGCTGTTCTATTTTTTCAATTCTGTTATCTATAGACTCTTCAACTTTTGAAGTAAAAAACTCATTAATGTTTGGCATTTATTTCTCCTATTAAGCTGTCTACAACATCTGGATTTTCCTTTAAATATGCTACAGCCTTCGCACGTCCTTGAAAACGTTCTCCATTTACTGTATACCATGCGCCACCCTTTTCTACAATGCCACACATTTCTGCAACGTCTAATGTTTCTCCAACATAATCTATACCAAGAGCTTGCCCTTGGTAGTAAAAGTCATATTGTCCTGATAAATTTGGGGGGCCGACCTTGTTGTAATCAACAATCCAATTAACTGGTCGCCCAACTCTTTGTTCAATAATCTTGTCACCAACTTTAATACCTGCTTTAATAGCATTAGCCTCAGCTTCAGAAGACCATAGCTTAATGACGGTTGAAGAGAAGAACTTAACTGCCATGCCACCTGTGGGGATGTGACTAGCATGCATAGATCCAAATTGATTTCGTTGCTGCGAGATGAGAACAAGTAATGTGTTTTTGTTTGCATAGTTTAACATCTTGACTGCGTGGGTCATATCCTTTGCTTCTGCGCCGATTTGCTTAGTGTCCTGCAAATCCTTCATTTCATTTCCGTCTTTTTCAAAGTAAATTGCTGGTAACAATGCTGAAATAGAATCAACTACTATTAGATCAACGCCAGCTTCCATAAGCTTTGTTGCAACATCAACCATATCGTTAACAGTTTTAGCTGGAGAGTATATTAATTCTTTTGAGTTTACGCCAAGCTTTTCTGCCCAATCGGGATCGTAAGAATGCTCAGCATCAATCCACGCACACGTCTTACCTTCTTTTTGAGCTAAAGCAATCATCTGCAAACAGAAAGAAGACTTTCCTGCAGACTTATTTCCCCAAACAAGTATCTGCCTTCCATAAGCAAAACCTCCGTTTAATGCGAAGTTCAAGCCTATGCTAGGCGTGGGCTGCTTTTCAATATGGATATCTACAGCAGATTGAACCCTGGCTCTAGTCTTAGGGTCTAGCTTTGCTAAGATATCGTCTAGTTGCATTTCCATAACGATTAGTTATTTGGCAATTCTTCTTCAGATCCAGATGGTTTATCCTCTAATCTAAATTCAAACGACATAGTCTCGTCATTATATGTTACAGAAAGCTGTACATCTTGATTGTTAGAATTAATAAAATCTTCAGTAGGTATACTAATAGATTCAATTTTATTTAGAATAGCAACCAAAACTCTTGTAGCGTTCATTGTTTTAAAAACATCTTCTGTATTACTTGTCATCTTACATCCTTAACCATAAGTGTTCCATCTTCTAAGGTTTTTAGAGTTGGCTCGCAAATCATTCCTTCTCGCATTTTAGCCAATGAAATTGGATACATGCTAGAAAAAACAATAGCTCTATTTAAATTCTTATCTTTATCTGACAGAACAAGGTGCGCCATAGTTTTGCCAGCTTTTGTTTTATATGGTGTATAGCTTATCACGAACCTTTGATTTTCGTCAATAGGGTATGACTTTGCATATAAATATTTAACAAATGCATCGTCAGAATCCTTATTGATAGAATCAACATCTATGTATCTTGATATTCTATTATCGCCTACAAGAACAAAATACATTTTATTTGTTTCTATTTTTGTCTGCTCTATATCGAATAATCCTACAGATCCACTTTCATCGACAAGTTCAATTCTTGACCAACCATTACCACGCTTAATGCTTTTGGCCATACCAAACATTACGAATGATCCCAGCTCTTCAAATTCATCAATAGGTCTTGCTTGTGCTTTAACCCTTGGCTCTAAGTTAGAAAGGTTAAAAGAAGGTATCCCTAAAAATTCGTAATAAGACTCGGCTTCTTTGCCGCTTCTAGGGTTATCATCAAAAGCAGCGCCCCCAATAGCATTAAGAGAGTTAACGGCCCTAGAGTTAATGCCGCTACCCTTCTTAGACGCCTTGTCGACAAAATCTTTGTAGTTTTCATACGGTCTCTTTTCAATAATTTTATTTGCAATACTGTCTGAAATAAATTTAACTTCAGCTAAACCAAATCTAATTGAATCTTTTTGTAGTGAAAAGTTTACATCTGATTCATTTACATGTGGAAGCTTAACTTTAATTCCAAGCCTTTTGGCTTCAATTAGATATCCTGTTCTGGCATCCTTGTCTCCTTCATTTTTAAGGATCGAGAATAAAAATTCCAAAGGATAATAGCACTTAAGCCAAGCGGTATAATAAGAAAGCATAGAATAAGCAACAGCGTGACTACGATTGAATGAGTATCCAGCGTGAGCTTCGAATGTTTTCCAGAGGTTCTCTGCTTCATCGGCGCTGATATGCTTTTTAGCGCCTTGAATAAACTTATCTTTAAACGGACCGAGTTCCTTTGCATCCTGCTTTTTACCAATAACCTTTCTAACCTTGTCAGCCTCTGACCAAGTCATTCCCCCTAGGTGTACACATGCTTGCATAACCTGTTCCTGATAAATAATAACTCCGTATGTATTTTCTGTAAAAGGTTTCATTATGGGATGAATATAGTTAACTGCTTCATCCCCATGCTTTCTTTTAATATATGAAGCACCTACGGTATTCATTGCTCCTGGTCTAACAAGGGCATTTGATGCAGCCAAGTCTTCAAACTTATCTACCTGCATCTTTATAAGTAGATTTGTATAAGGTGTTGCTTCTGCTTGGAAAACACCTTTAGTATATCCGTCGTTAAACATCTTGTAAACTTTTTGGTCGTCAAGGGGGATGTTGTAAAGATTAATTTCTTTACCGTGTCTATCCTTAACTGATTTTAATGTATCTGAGATTACAGATAAAGTCTTAAGACCTAGGGCATCTAGCTTAATAAGACCTATATCTGCAACCGTATCCATGTCGTATGCCACGACTGGAATTCTTCCAGACACGTCATCATTTGCATCTGCTCTGGACTCTATTGGTGCATACTTTCTCAAGTCATCTTTTGCCACAACTACACCAGCAGCATGCACTCCAACGCTTCGAATCTTTCCACGAAGACGCTCTGCAAGCCAGGTTACCTCTGGGTACTTTGCTCTAAACTCTTTTGTATTTGGTGAATCCATAAAATCTTCAAACGTATCAATAGACTTCATTGCACGATTAACATCAGAAAGAGGAACCATAAATACTCTTGCCGCATCTCTAATTACACCCTTATCTTTAAAATAAGTAAATGTAGAAATAGATGCTACGTGCTTAAACTTTTTCTTCAAATAATCTTTAACCTCTTTACGACGACGGTCCTCGAAGTCTGTATCAATATCTGGAAAGTCATTACGTTCTGGATTAATAAATCTAAAGAAAAGCAAATCATATTTAATTGGATCTACATCTGTAATTCCAAGGGCGTAGCAAACTAGTGAGCCTGCTGCAGAACCACGACCAGGACCAACCATAATATTATTTGACTTAGCCCATGTAATCATATCTGCAACAACTAGAAAATATGAAGCAAATGCTTTATCTTTAATTATAGATAACTCTTCTGCAATTCTATCCAAGTAGACCTGATCTTTGTCCAGAGATAGCCTTCTAAGGCCTTCTAAGGCCATATCAGCTAGTTTCTTGTCAGCATTGGTCTTTGGGATGGGTAGCAAATCTAATCCCTCATAGAAGTCATACTCTTCAATCTTGTCTGCAATCTCCATTGTATTATCATATATATCTGTACGAGTAATGCCTGCTTTATTAAAGTCCGCCTCAATTTCAGACCTGCTTTGAATAAATAGATTATAGTCTTGAAATGATATTCTACGGTCTGGATATAAGTAATTAAATCTATCCATCATGTCTGGCATTTGTCTAGACATTTCAAAGTCTGCATCTTTATCTGACTTAGGAGATGTTGATAGAATAAGCATTGCTTCTTCTAATACTCTATCTTCTTCTTTAGCAAAGTGTGCATCTCCTGTTGCCACCGCCTTTATCTTGAGTTGATCAGCCAGCTCCAAAAGCTTTGAGTTGATTTCTGTCGGGTTATGAGATTGGACCTCAACGTAAAAGTCTTCACCAAAAGTTTTCTTAAAGTCTTGAAGTACAAGTTTTGCTTCTGAGAATTCCTGGCGTTCAATCGCCTTACTAATAAGCCCGTTAAGGCATCCAGACAAAACAATAATACCTTCTGCATACTCTTTTAATACCTCTCTATCAATACGTGGCTTATGATAAAAGCCTTCTGTCCATGCAAGCTCTTGAAGGGTGTTGATATTCTCTAGACCCTTTTTATTCTTAGCTAAAAGAATAATATGATTATAGGCCTGAATTGATTTATCTGTCTTTGAAGACCTATCAAATCTATCTGTTGGAGAAATGTATGCTTCCACTCCAAGAATTGGCTTGAT